TCGTATATTCGCGCGCGCTTGTGCCAGCTCCCTGGCAGTGTTGGCACTCGATACGAAACACCTAAATACACCTCACTAGGAAATATTGAATCTGTTATTACCTCTCGTACAGGTGCAATGAATTCTTTCAGCATTGGTGCCATTTCCATAACAAACTCTTCGCTATACCGTTGTTCGATGCCCTCATACCGTGCCGCTCTTGCAATCCTACCCATTGCCTTACTCTCTTTCTCTCGTTGCTGTCACAACATACAGCACTGCCACAATGCCGAATATGATATAGGCTATCGCTGCCGTAAACAGAATAGCGGTAATCATTTTGAATAACTCAATTCAGGTTCGCAATAGGCTATTATGGTTTCTCTTTCATAGCCAGACAAACCCAGCGGCTTGCCTTTGTCGTCTAGCTCGAGGTTTACCCATTTGCCGCGCGCGTTATGCAGCTTCGTACAATCAAACGCCTTGAAAATGTCACGCACTGCCAGGCTGTCAAGAAATACCAGGCTGTGTATTCGTTCATCAGCACAGATGAGTGTGCATGATACGCCTGCCTGGTAAAAATCTTTCCGAATGCCAAACACAATGCTAATACATTGCACAGGTATTCTCATACTCATACCAGGTACACCAATGGTGACAAATCAAGACCTGGCATAACCTCGAGCTCACGGCTCTTGCGCTCAGATCGGTACACGTTTTCAACAGCAACGGTATACGCGTCTGTGTTTGCCTGCCGTGCTCGCATTGCATCGATAATACGCGCGTTCAATTGCTGGGCTGTTACTGTGCGCTTGGCAAGCTCTTTGTGTGCCTCGAGTAGGTGCAAATCGTAGCTAGTAAACTCTTGGTTTTCGGTTTCGTCGTGTTGCTCGTTTGGCAGTGCTGTGCAATTACCGTCACATTCCCCAATTGCAGCCCCACAGGCTGGGCAATCCGTGTTGTGCTGTGCGTTTTTCATTGGTGTTACTTTCTTTGTAGTGCCTGCCCAGCTCGATACTGGGCAGGCTTTGTGCTGTTAATTATTGCTGGTTTGGATTCTGCCGAGCCCATTGCCAATCCTGGATAATTTCGGTAACTGCCTCGTGGTGCTCGGTAATCTCAACGTCAAAACCCAGGATTTTCAGCGCTGATCGCATATCCCAAATTAAGATATTTACATCACCCGTTATGACGTTGTACAGCCCGCCGTGAATTGCATCAAGAATGATGTTAATTTTCTCCTGCTGTTGGGTTGCTGTCAGTGTGTGAGCCATGTTCGCGCCTCTTTCGTTTCAGATTGTTTATCGCATAAGCGACTATTTGCATAATAGAGCATGTTATACATTTTGTCAATACGTATTTTGATATAAATATAATCCTGTTTCGTGTTACTTCCCCAAACACGAAACAGGATTACATCGGTTCACAGTTTACCGTGCATAGCATAACACAATGCCCAGCCGTGGCAGCTGGGCATTGTGCGAGTGTGGCACGTGTTGTGTTAGTTTTGGATTGCCTGCATATTATAGCACAGGTTTTACAGGGTATGCAGGTGCCTGCCATGTCGATACATTTACACTGGCTGGGTAATCGCGCCATGCCTGCCGATACTCGCGGTACGCCTCTTTTTGGGCTGGTGTTAGTGGTGCATCGTCTAACTGTGTATAATCAGACTCCCATAGAATCTGATCGCGGTAATAGCGTAGCTGTTGCATTGCCTCGGATTCGGTTGGATTGTCTATTACCGTGCTGCCGTCTGGCAATGGCTCGCTGTATTGCGTACCGTACTCATCCCAGTACTGTATATGCAATTCAGGCTGTAACAATCGCTGCTTGTAAATAATCATTACTCAACACTTCCTGTTAATTGAACGACGTGTAAAAATGGTGATGGCGCTGCATATGCTTCGCCGTTCACGTTGATTGTTGTGTTTGCACCTGGTGTTACCGCAATAGTAAACGTGTTGCCTGTATTAAAATACGCGCCAAATGACGCGCTGTGCATATATCCGTTACTCGTGTTTGTTGGTGCTGGGTTGTATGCCACCTGGCTGTTTACGCTGACATACAGCAGCCGAATTGCCAAAGGTGTATTTGCTACCGTTGCAATGCTTACATGTATAGCGTAATAACCTGCTGTAGGTATGGTGATATCCGTGGTTGCCCAGGTATACCCATAGTTCCGCGTTTCTACCTGCCAGGTAATTTGCGTGCCTGCCGTGGTAATTGCTAGCGTGCTCGAGCGCGTCAACGTCAGCCCAGCCGCTGGGTATTCGCTGCTTCCAATGTTGTCTACATTTGTTTGCTGATTAGTCAGCAAATCCAATACATTAACTGCTAAGTTTGACACTGATTACCTCATCCCCTGTGCTTTTTAACTCAAGACCGACACCTACAACAAACTGATTAATTTTTGCCTTATTCCAATTTACTGCAATTTTGTCACCGAAAAAATAATCGCGCCCATATCTCATCGTACTCGTCTGCAACACGTCTACTGAATATATAACGCGCTTGCGCTTTTGTACTGATAATGTTTTACCGCCAAACTGGGTTAAAAATGCCGTTGTACTGTTTTGTTGGTTTTTTGCATCTACTGCTATTTCTCGCAAATCGAGCCCTGTAGGTATAGAACTTGCAGGCGAAGTTGCAAATGGTTTTGCTTCCTCGGTACCGCTGCCGCCAACAATTACTGTTGTAAAATCGTTGAGCAAATCGTTATTCTGTGTAATTCGTGCTACCGTGCCTGTCGATGTAGACAATGTAATGTCTGCAGTTCTGTCTGTGCCAATCTGCCCCACATACGTGGTCAAAAGCCATGTTGCAGGCGCTGTATACGTTATGGTGTACGCAAGCCCGCCACTATAGGCAATCTCTTGCATAGTTTTAAGCAATGGCAACATACTGCATTTCAAACTTAAACTTGTGCCAGTGCCTGCCGTGGCTGCCGTACTCATGCCTGTAATTCTGCCGTCTATAAGCCTGCCGTTTGCCGTCGTGGCACTGCTGCCAATGTTGAAATTAAACAGGCGCTTTAAAATAGTTTCGGCAGGCTGGGCAGTAAATTTACTTAGGTTGGTTTTGTTTGCCTTGTATGCGATCACTCGATCAGCCAGCAATGCAAGCATGCCCACAGCCTGAATTGTGTAACGTAGCGTTAGCTCTCGCACTCCGATACGCTTGCGAATAATTCCCGAAAATTCCAGCGTGTTTGCTATGCCGAGCTCTACATCTTGCCGCCAAACTTGGATAATAGCGCCCATATCCATATATTCAAAACTTGGCGAGCGGCTTTCTATGCTAAATGTAAGCATATCAACAGCGTTTAGTTGCTTGCTTATAGCTAAGCTCAAATAATCTGTTACCACAGCCTGCAACGCTCCCGCGCTGTCATATACCTGCATAGTGTAGTATGGTGCCATTTGTTACACTCGCACTACGGTAATTGTGCTGTCTGTTACGTTTCGAGTTGCATTAGATGCCCAGCCCTGCAAGTAATACACAAGTGGTGTACCTGCCGTTACAGGTATGTACATTGTGTATTCTGCCTGGTACACGCTAATACTGTTGTTTACCAATTGTGATGCTGTTAACGTCATAAAATACGCGTTTAAGTTGCGAATTTGTGCGCTGCGTGTACCTGTGGTGTTAGTATCGTAATGCATCCAAAATGAGAATGTATACACGCCTGATGTTCTGATGGTAATTGCACCTGTTGCAGCCGTGCCGCTCATGGTACCATCAGTGCTTGTGCTGTTGCCTGTTGCATATGCTGTTAAATCTTCGTACGTTGCTGCCGTCGTTAATGCTGCCGTGCCGCCTCCTAATGTCACATACTGTGTAGCTGGGTTTTGTCTGCCCATAGCATAAGGGTAAAAACTGGTAACGCTCGTAATCAGCCCTGTTGCACCTACCACTACCGTACCAAATGCAATGTAATTAGCCGCGCCAATAGTTGTTAGCTGCCCGCTTGAGCATAATGCCATGCGTACCGTGCTGGTAAGCACTGTGGTTGTGCCAGCTGTTGAGAATGTTACGGTAAAACTGCCGCCTGATGCATTGGCAATCAGTGCTAGCGTGTATGTGCCGTTAAGCGTGCTGGTAATAATCGTGCTTGCCGTTGTGGATTCGTAGAAATAACCGTTAATTAGTGCCGCGCCATCTGCAATTGTGAGTGTGCTCGAGGCTC